CTTGAGGTCAAGTGCAGTTTGTTGAGCGGTAGAAACTGGTTTAGCCGTGTCAGAAGTATTATTGACCGACCCAAGGCCAATCATCGTTGCGGTAATACCACTTACTGTGCCCGTAAAAGTTGGAGAATCTAAAGTTGCGTACCCTGCTGCATTTACCCAATTAGTTCCATTATATTTTAATAAATCGCCGCTAGCAACAGAAGTAATCATAACATCTGAAAGGCTAGTAATGCCAGAAGATTCTGCTGTTAGTAAAGTCGTTATGGAAACATTAGATGTACCATCAAAAGACACTGACCCAGTAACTGGCCCTGTTAAAGATATGGTTCTAGCATTTAATAACTTAGTTGCAGTATCCGCATTCCCAACTACCGCACCTGTGTGGGTCCCGGTAGAATTACCCGTTAAATTACCGGTTACATTACCGGTTACATTGCCAGTTAGATCGCCAGTAATTCCACTTGAATTCAAAATATCGTAAAAATTAGTTCCGTCATTAGTTAGTTGCCACTTATCCGTTGACTCATCCCAGCGTATTTGAACGTTGGTAGAAGTTCCACGTTCTACTTCTATCCCAGCGTTAGTACTTGGAGCACCAGTAACGCCAGTATTTAAAACTATAATATTATCTTCTATTAGAAGAGTTTCCGCGTTAACTGTTACTGTTGAACCAGACACAGTTAAGTCCCCACTTATAACAACATTTTCTGTCGTAGATATATTGCTACTATTTTTTACCCAAGATAAGGATGTAGAAACTACTGCATTAAATTCGTTGACATAATACAATAAATCATTGGTTGGGTCTAGGGCTATTTGCCCTTTCGCTAAATTCGGTACGGCCATTAAAAACCTTTCTTATTTAAAAGGTTCCACCATCAAAGGTTAGATTGTCTATAGAACCACCTGTGATTGAAACGTTGCTTGAATTTTGTGTCGCAATTGTTCCAAGACCTAGTGTAGTTCTAGCTGCAGATGCATCTATGTCATCGACAAGACTTCTGCCAAATGCGGTAAAAGTTGCAAGAGCTGCCGTGTTTGCTCCAGTGAAATAAGGAATTCTATCTGCTTCAGAAGTTAAGCCAGCAATTGCTGCTAGTTCCGCATCGTAAGCTTGTACGTTTGTGCCAATTACTAAACCTAAGTTAGTCCTTGCATTCGCCGCATCAGTTGCGCCAGTACCGCCATAAGCGATCCCTATAGTTGTTGCACTCCAAGTACCTGTTGCAACATTACCAAGCGACGTTAAACTTGAGTTAATAACACCTGAACCAAGTGTAGTATTACTTAATACTGAAGTCCCATCAATTTTAAAAATTTTACTTGATACTAGGTCAACATGCTCTGATGATGTCCAGGCGTCTGTTGAGTCAACCCAGTTAAAGGTCTTATCTGTTGCGCCTTTGACTGTGAAACCAGCACCATCTGCTGTTACATCTGTCGGAGATGCTGTATTAGCTAAAACTATATTCTTATCTTCAACTACTAAAGTTGCAGTGTTAAGCGTTGTTGTATTTCCGTTAACGATTAAATCGCCTGTTACAGTGAGGTTATTACTAATTGTGACGTTGGCTGGAAGACTCAATGTTACCGCACCATTTGATGCGGAGACAGATACTTCATTGGTTGTTCCAGTTAAAGAAATAACACCCTGGTTTGTTATAGTTATAGTGTCTGTAGCACTAGCTTGTGTAGTTATTCCTGTTCCACCAACAATTGTAAACGTGTCACTTCCACTGGTTATTGTTAAATTAGAACCAGTATTGGCGGCTACAGTAAATGCAGTAGCGACTCCACCCATTGCTTGGTCTACATATAGTTTGGTAGCGGCGTGTGCGTTTGCAGTTGGTGTTGCAACAGATATTGTTCCAGAAAAAGTTTTATTACCAGATATTGTTTGGTCTGTACCAAGCGTAGCATATGCTCCATAACCAGCAATAGCAATAACGGAAGTTGCACTACCACCAGCCCCGCCAGTTCCAGTTCCATAATAAAGTGTATTGTCAGCTTCGTTAAATGCTAGCTCAGCGTTTTCAAGACTCCCTGGGGCGCCTGCTGCCCCAGCACTAGACCTTCTTTTAATTCTTAGAGTATTAGACATCTTTAAAAATTCCCTCCATCAACAAGATTTGACTCTGCGTAGTTAATCCATTGAGAGCCGTTATATCTTAATACTTGACCACTCGCAGCTGAACTTATAGTAACATCTGTCATCCCATTTAAAACTGATTGAGTTGAAATATTTGACTCTGCTGCAATAATTCTATCCTTAACCGTAAGATGAGAACCTGCCGGGTTGATACCCAAGACAGTTTGCATTCCTTCTACTGCATCATTTAAGTCAGTGTGCTGCTTGTGATGCGGAACTACAGTTGAATTTAAGTTATCATTAGCTGTTGGATTTACAAAATTATCTAATGATGATGGATAGTTTGTGGCCATAAAAACTCCTAAATGGAAAGTATTTTAGTATTTGAATCACTCCAGATTATAGTAACAGGAGTGTCGCTGTTAGATCCTGCAAATGGTAGACCGCTTGAAGTATCTATGAAAAATATTAATTTTGAATTGGAATCTGAGCTTCCGCTTTGATACAAAACAATTGCACTAAAGCTTTCACCGCTATAGTCATTTATGGAAACGTTATCTGCATCTAGTACACCTAAAGAGTTAACTACATTGGTTATACTATTTGATCTTTTTTTTATGGCACTTGCGGGTATATCCGATATATACCTATCGGTGTCTTCGTTTGGTGTGTATAAAGATTTATCAATAAGAAGAACTTTTAAGCTATTTGAACTTAAGTTAAATTCACCATTCAATAAAGATTCTTTAGCTTTTTTGTATACAAAATTAGCCATATTAAATTCCAATATCTTTAGAAATTTTAATTCTATATTTATAACCCTGTTCAAAATAATCTTTATCAGCAGTAAAATAAGATGGGGTTGCGTCTAGCGAAGGGAAATCAATATACACTTCTGCCCTCCAAGAATGGGTGCTCACACTTGTGGTAATGTTTTCCCACCTAGAAGGACCTTTTTGTATTTTCTTTCTTTGGCACAAAAAATATCTATTGTTTAAAAAGTTTGAAGCTGGTTTTTCGTTAAAGGTTACAGTAACTCTTCCATAGTTATAATCATTCGACAAGTAAAAGTCACCATCAACTGGGTCAATATTCTCTATGTAGAATAAAGGGTTTTTAGCTATAATATTGTAGCTAATGTCTACTTCTGTTTTTACGGATCTATCTTCAATCAAAACAGGGATTGTACCTGGATCAACAAATTCTTTATCTGATGGCGTAGCGGAAGAAACGTAAGTAAATTTTATTATTTCATAAGGGACTATTGATCCAGCTGAATCTACAATGTTTTCAATTCTTATAAAATAAGATTGGCCATCAACTAAATTAGCTTTCCAATAAAGACTTATAATTCTAGAAATTTGATTATAATCTTTTATTGTATTAATAATTTCAAATGGAGCGCTTACCTGTGCCGGGGTAGCTGCATCTGTATAGACTTTAAAGTTTTCATTTTTTAATGAAGATATTTTTACTGTTCTACCAAACTTTATAGATGCACTGTACGCATTTACTTTAGCTTGATCGATGAGAAATAGGGCCACAATTATTCTCCAAAATTATTAACTAGTATCAATAGTAATAAACAAAACGGAAATATGAAAATAGGGGGTGGAGATTTCTCTCACACCCCCCATTCTCTAGGGATTCGTAACTATAACTAACCCTAAGGTTTTTGTTATTATGCCATCTCGTTTGTAACTTGTACTTCGTAGTTACGGGCAAGATTAACGTTTCTAGCAACAGTGATACCTTCACCGTCACCAAGCATTACGATGTCGTAACGCTCTTTCATCTTCATCTGACGAATGTCACGAGTTGGATCATCAAACTGATCTGTGCTCATTTCATCCTTGACAAGGAGGGTGCCAACTTCGTTGCGGTCAATCAAGAACACGTCAGACTTAGCTGGCGTTGCACCTGACTTAGCAGTGAAGCTTACGAATGGTGTGACAATTACATTCAGACCCATTGGGGCTGTCGAATTGAGTGCACCACTTGGTGAGTCTGGACGGTAGCCCCAGCTTGTGTTAACAGCTGCAGCGGATCCACCAGTGTGGAAAATCGCATCCTTCAAGAATACCGACCACATCAATGGATGGAGGATAAAGTCTGTTGGGACATGATTTTCTGCCATCAGAACAGCAGCCATGTCGACAACATCATCCCAGTGAAGAGTGTCGTTGAACGCGCCATCGATCCCTCTACCGGTTGTATCATCATATGAACCACTGTCGTTGTCGAACACAATTGTTGCTGCGTCCTTGAAACGGCTAAGGGCAATTTGTTCCTTCAAACGGGCCATTGCACGACCTGCTGCGCGAACATGAAGACCTACAATGTCCCAAAGGGAGTCTGCGATGACTTCCTCTGTGAAGGAGAGCTTGACGCCCTTCTTCGAGACTTTGCCTTCAATCTGCTTAGCAAATGCGAGTGCCTGTTCTGGGTACTCTTGTCCTTCTGGAATTTCTGCTGCTTGAATTGCGTTTACGGCTGGAAACTCCAAGGAGCGTCCCTTTCCTAGTCGCACTGTTGATAACAATGGAGTCACGAGTAACTGTGGCTCTGCTGCTTCTCTAAGTGTACGAGAGATGACCTTAGGAAAAAGTGCTGCTGCATCTGGTGATGCAAAAGCCTCTTTGATGGTCACTCTATTGTTTTCGTCGATGTGCCCATCCTCGGTTAATACAGTCTCCCATGCTGGGAGACCCGAGAGGAGCTCTTGGATTGTCTTACTCATCTTAGGATCTTTCCTCCTGCTATTGTTTCTTAAAGTGTGAGGTTGACGCGGAATGCACCAACCACATTTGTAACGTCCAAGTTAGAACGTATACCCAGTTTACCTGAGAATGAACCCGAGCGTGTGAGCTCGTATACAGTCTTCAAAGCACCTGGATCTGACGGCAATTGCATGTAGGAAAGCAGACCATCATCAAAGTTGGTTGCAAACTTTTCTACCTCAATAACCTTACCAACCTGGAGGTAAGAATAAACGTCAGTCGAATCTAAGAAATCCGCTGCCGCTGCCTTAACTGGACGTCCCATGCTATCCGATCTTACGAGCGAACCAACAGTTACGTCAGCGTTCAATCCACTAACCATTGGGTACTCTACGTAACCATGGGTAATGAAACCTGCACCTTGTGATGTACCCTTATCGAATGGACGATAGAGGTCATACTGTGCGACACCAATTGGAATAGAGCGAGCAGACACAGTTACTGTGTCAGTTGCGCCCGATGAATAGTTTGGCGTTGCGCCATTCATTGGATCCCAGGTTGAAGGCATATTGTCTCCATAAGCCTTGCTTGATGATGTACCGTTTGCAGGAACAACGCGTGCGTCGCCATTGCTGTCAGCAATTACCGAAAGGATTGTTCCCTTGGTGATTACTACTTCAAAACGATCATCTTCCGAATCTGTATACCAGGTTGGAAGACCTGGGTGTGTAAGCAAGTAGGCTGCAGGTGCGATACCCTGCGAAACTACAAAGCGACCAGCACCGGTTTTGGTGCCAACTTTACGAAATTTTGCTAAACTCATTTAAGTATCTCCTTAAGATATTATTTTTTTTAAAGTTTACGACGGCCCATAAGAGCATCTACAAAGATATCTTCAAATGGTGTTGCTTCTACTGTTTCTTTTTCTTGATCTTTTCCATCGAGAGTTATGACACCTGTCTCATTCTCGCTAGCTTCGATTTCAGAATTGATCTCTGGCATAGCTGCTTTGGCCTTTTTGGCTGCTGGCATACCTGCAAGATCTCTTAAAGAATCAGCTAAAGAAGAAGCTGTACGCTTAACGTGATCAGCTACTAATGTTTCTCTAGCATCGTATGATTCAATACCAATTGTAATCTTTGCATCAACAACTCTTTCTGCAAGAGTTCTATGTAATGCACTTCTAAGCTTCTGGTTTTCTTCTTCAAGAGCCTGAAGTTTATTGACTGA